ATATTGCATAGTATAGGCAGCGGTATCCGTTAAAACTAAAATATAATCTTTTGCTCCTATTGCACCTATGATTTGTGTTCCATCATCTATTCTAAAAGTACCTGCTGTATTAACACTTGTGGGTTGGTACTCCGTATAATTTTCTTGGTCTGAAAATCTTATTAACATTGGATCAAAACTTGAAGTATCTCCAATCGTTGCTTCTGTTCCTAAATGTAGGAAATGTCTATCTGTATCTGATACTATTGAAACAACTGTTTTAGTAGGAGCCCCTGACATAATAGTTGCTCTTATAGATAAAGCATTATTATTATTACTTATAGGCTGCCATATAAACGTTCTTCCATTTAATATAGTAGCAGTTAATTGTTGTCCAAAATTATCTAAACTCCAATCAGCTGGATCTAGTGTAACAGTAGATGATAATGAAGCTGCACCCCATGCAGTATAGTATTCTACTCCTGCTAAATCAGAATGAGCTGATCGTGTTCCAGCCACGTCTCTTATAATTCCTGTAAGATCGTTCGTAGATATACCAGTGTAAGAAATAAATTCTGCTCCAACCTTAATTACTCCTGATGTTGGAAACCCTGTTGTTGATGTAAGTGTAATAGAAGTTCCAGATCCTCCAGTACCTGCAGTGTCATCTAATAAAGCACCGTTTAAAGTTGTAGTAAGTCCAGACGCTCCTCCGTAAGATCCTGTACCAAATCCAAAGCCAAATGTTTGTCCAATAGGACCTACTTTAACATATCTGTTTATAGTACATGCACCTGACGCTGCAACAGTAACTCCGGCATTAGTTGCCATAGTTATTGTAAATGTATTAATCGTTGCACTAATTACTTCAAAAGTTTGGTCTGTGAAATTCGCTGCAGTGTACCCTGCACCAACTGGTGCGGTCACACTTGTAAAAGTAAAGTAGTCCCCTGCAATCATATTGTGGCCAACTAAGTTTACAGTGACCGTTGGCGAGGTGTTGGTAGTATCAAAAGTTCCTCCCGTTTGCGCTGTCTCTAATGGAGTAATATCATAATACGCTGATCCATAATAAATATATAATCCTCTTTGAGATCCAAGTGCTATGTATCTATTACCATCTAAATCAGACCATTGGTGCTGTGCTCTTACGGCACCGGCTAAAGTGTCCGTTGTAATCATAGACCATCCTCCTACTTTTTCAGGAAATCCATAACGAAATCTAACATAATCACCGTCTACGTATTGCCCTTCAGCAGCAGTATCTGTAATTTGTTTATTAAATCCTGGTCTTATATTAATTAAATTTAAAGCCATAAAGACAGTATAGCACTTATTTAATACATATTAAATAAGTGTGTTTTATACTAGTTACATTCACCTAATTCATTTACGACCCATGAAGTAATAATATATTTATCTTCTTTAAGAGGAGGATTTCCTCTATGTACGTAAGGAAAATTTGCTGGAAAAATACATATTCTTCCTTTTACTGGAGGAACTCTTGTTTTTTGAAACAAAAACTCTGTTTCCCCTCCTTCTACTACATCGTTTAAATATATTGAATAAACAAGAACTCTAGAAACAGATATAGTATGCATCTGTTCTACATGCCATACATGGTATCCTCCTCCTGGAGAAGTTTTTTGCATTTTAAAAGCAGGTAAAATTAATTTTTCTTTTTCAGTGCCATGATATTCTAATATAGCTGTCTGTTTAAAATAAATATCCATAGCTTCTTTTAAATTATTATTTATAATATCTGTAAATTCCCAAGACCTTTTATTCTGAGTGTCTCTATTAAACAATATAGACTCATCCTTTTTTCTATTCTGGGTAGCGTTTTCTAGTTCAATCCTAGACATTTTTTGTCTAAAAAATTGTTCACTATTAAATATTTTAATTCCCTCATCACAAGTTTCTGGAGAAATAAAACCATCAAAAATTCCTATAAAATCATTTATAATATATTTTTTCATTTGCCTTCTATAATGTCATTTTCATTAGTTTGTTTTTTTTGTAAATCTCCGCTAAAATATAATTGCCAATCTGCTACAATTCTAACTAAGCAATTACCTATATGTTTTAATGAACTGGCTGGAAAATGTAATTTTTTATTTTTTATAATAATCTTAATTTCTTCCTCTGTGAAAATCATATCACATGAGCCATTTGATTTGTCTTGTCTAAATTGCATTATTTTTGTATCCCAAAGTAGTTTCTTTTATCTCTAAAATATTCATAATTTTTACCATCTTTATCTACATAGTGAAGAAAAAATTGAGCACACCAATCTCCCTCAAATTCTTCTCTCCAATGTTCTATCTCACAACCTAAATATAACACAGCATCTCCTGGTTGGAGAATTACTGTTTCGTTACCCATATAAATAGGCCAAGGTTTATCACTTCCGACATTAACTGTCGCACTTATCTCACAAGATTCTCTATCTGTGTGTTTTTTTAAATCTGCATATTTAGTATACATTCTCCAAAAAGCATAAGTAGGAAGTAAATCTTTTCCAACTTTTTTTTCTATTAGAGATTTTTTCTTTAAAAGAATAGATTCCATTAAGGGATCCCCGTAAAAATAAGTATCCATTACATCGCTTTGTAATGTATCAAAACTTGTTAAGTTTGTTCTATGTTTCATTTCACAATAAATATTACATATCTCTAGTTCATCTGAACTTAAAAATGAAGGTATTATTTTAAATTTAAAATCTTTTCCTATAACGCCCATGCTACCACCGAATATCTTGTTCCTTTAATTACTGGTTTAACTCCATGTGGATATAAAAAATTACTTGGCCAAATAATCATTCTATTTGATTTTTTATCTATAACACTTGTTGCTGATCTATTAGGAATTGAGAAAGTTAATTCCCCTCCCTCGTAATCGTCATTTACTAAAAAAATAAAGCTTAACGTTCTAGGTATGGATTTACCGTGATCAACATGAAAACGATAGTGCCCTCCTTTATTATATTTAAGTATTTGTATTGTATTAATTTCAGCATCACACTCTATCTGAGTGTCTTCTTGGTATTTTTGTATATATTTTTTAAAAAAAGTTATCCATAAATTACACCAATGAATATTGGTTTTAGAATTTTCTGACTCATTATTAATTAAATTCCAAATTAAAGTATTTCTTATTTCTTTATCCACAATTCCCTCAGGAGTGTTCCCTACAATACTTCCCTCTTGAAAATTCTCATGATTATCACATATTTTTAAAAATTTTTTTAACAATGGTTCAGATAAAACATTATCATAAACTCTAATATAATGATTTAATTTACTAATAACTTCTAGATCATTCATCTAGTCTTTATATATTAATTAAGGTATTTGTAAAGCGTGAAAAAATGTTATTGAATTATCAAGACAGTATTTCTCCCAAGATGAATTTAAAGGTGTTTCTATATTTGGGATAATAGTAGATGTATCTACTGTATCTAAATAATTTGCATAAGCTATTATTGCTTCTTTTTCAGGATGTTCAATTACTTGTTCATTTTGTACCTGAAGTAAATATGTTTTTGTATTATCTAAATAGTTACGCAACTCTTCAGCGTTTTTAAAAGTTATTGTTAGGTCTCCATAAACAACCTCTTCACCTGAAAGACTTGCGCTTTTTACATAACTTTTTACATTAATATAATCAGCATCTGGTATAGGTTTAGTTATAAATTCATCTGGATTAGGAAAAGTAAAACTATTTTTTTCAGCATCATTTGCTGCTATTTTATGTAAAGTATTATTAAAAAATATTAAATATGCCATTATTATCCTTCCCAAATAAGTAGTGAACCTGCTTGACCTGCTTGACCTTGAGGTGCTGCATTCTTTTGACCCACACCACCTACTCCCCAAGGGTTAGGTGAAGATGGTAGACCATTCCAAATATTTCTTGGTACTGATGTACTAGATCCGGGTGCATTACCAGAACTACCGCCTCCTCCGTTGGTATAAGAGTTAGGTGTTCCACCGCCTCCTCCTCCAGCGTTAGCACTTCTACTAAAAATAGTTGTAGCAGTTCCACTTGAACCAGCTTGACTACCATAGCCTTTCGCCCCCCCAGTGCCTCCTTGTCCTATAACAAAAGGATATCCAGTGCTAGCAGCTGCAGCACCAGTAAAAAAACCAAATCCACCAACTCCACCTTGACCACCTGTTCCATTATTATTACCAGGAATATTAGGGCCACCGGCTCCCCCACCGCCTCCCCACATATATATTTGATAACCAGATCCACTTGCACCAGTAGTGTAAGTACCACTTGCAGGTCCTGTATTCCATTTAGTCAAGACATAACCGCCTCCACCTGATGATCCATCAGCTGCAGCAGTAATTCTACCTTGTGCGTCTACCGTAATATCTGCAGTTGTATAAGCTCCTGCAGTTACAGCAGTGTTAGATAATTTATCTGGCGTAACTGAATCGTCAGCAAGTTTTGCAGTTGTAATTTGTAAATCAGAAACTTTAGCTGTCGTAATTTGATTGTCTGAAATTTTTGCAGTCGTAATTTGGTTATCAGAAATTTTTGCAGTTGTAACTGCGTTGTCTGAAACTAATGCAGTTGTTATTGCTGCAGCTTCTATTTGAGCTGTTGCAATAGTTCCACCTAAAGTGTTTAATGAAATCTCAACTATGTTTGTTCCATCTGAATATGCAGCGAACATTTTAGGACTTGCCGCACCTGCAGTAGTTGGTGAAAAACCAGTCCCTGAAACAGTTTTAATAGTTAAGTTGTTTGCGTTTGTAAGACCACTACAATCAAATATGTAAAATTTTTCAATTCCATTAGGTATAGTACAAATAGTACTAGCTGCAATAGTTGCCGTAGCAAATTTAATTATCATGTTTCTTGCAGTAGATAATTGTGCATCCGTCATAGCAAGGGTCACAGTTCCACCACTTGTTAAAGTAATGGCCTCATAACCACCAACAGCTTGTTGAATTAAATTTAAATTTGAATTTGTTTTATCTCCCCATGTACCAGCGTTTTCGCCAGTCACCATAAGTTCTAAACCGAGATCTGAATAACTTGATGCCATAAAATTTTATGCTCCTGTTTTTATATATTACAATATTACTATAATTAAGCTGCTAGATCAACCGGTGACCATGTAACAGGTGTGCCTACATCTACTTCAGCCCACGCAATTATATTAGGACTAGCAACCGTTATTGTCAATCCTATGCCTGTAGGAGTCACTACAGCACTGGCATCAATAGTTACTGAATTTATTGCACCAGATAAATTTATCCCATCTACTGAATATTTGCTCTCTATTACAACGTCTCCGAAAGCGTATGTCATAGATGTTCCCGTTACCCCTACAGTAACATCAATAAACGTTGTCTCATCACCTATTGCAATAGCTAAACTACTACCTGTCACATCTACTGGTGTGTTAAGATCTACTACAATTTCTGGTTCTGCTATAGACAAAGCATTACCTACTGGAGATACAGTTACATCTGTAAAGGCTTCTTCATCACCTATAAATGTATTAAGTTGTATACCTTCTACATCGACTTCAGTGGAAATTTCTACAGCTATCGAACCTATTCCTGTATTAAGAGTATGTTCATCTACTTGAAGGTATACATTTCCACCTGCTTGAAGATCTACTAAACCTACTGCTGTAGATATCTCTATACCCTGTAATCTTAATGCCTGTACTTCACCAATATCCGTTGTTAAAGTAATACCATCAGGAAATACATTTGCATTTGCTTTAGGTACTTCATCTCCTGTTACTACAGTTAAAGATTGACCTTGAGCTTGTACATCTGCATTAGCTTGTGTGGTTACTCCAGTAATAGCTGTTTGTGCGGAAACAGATCCTGTTTGTACAGAGTAAGCATCACCCCATACCATTGATCCCCATAAATCTCTTCCCCAACCTGAACCTATTAAACCTAAGTCATCAATAGTTGCTGCAGTAATACCTGTTGTAGAAGCTATTCCTGTTACAGAAACATTTTGACCTATTGGGGTAGCTGAGTCGTTTCCTATTACTGCGGATAAAGAAATTCCACTAGGAAGAACTAAAGCCGAAGCACCGGCTACTATTCCTGGTAATATATATGAAGCAGCTATTCCTGATACAACTACATCAGAATTTGCTTGTGTAGTTGAAGAACCTATTGAAGAAGAAATAGCAACGGATGAGGTAAGTACGGTTTCATCAGATAGGTCTCCCCATTCTGATGCTCCCCAACTTTTATTACCCCATCCAGTTGCCATAATTCATAACTTTATTGATTACGATATTCTTATAATTGCCTGAGTATCATTCGCATCAGGAAATTGAATAGTAAATGTCCCAGCTGTTGCAGTTTTGTCTCCATCAAAGTCTAACACACATATAGATTTAGAAGCTTCAGATGTATTGTAAATCAAAGCACCTGCTGCCGTTAATGTAACTCCAGTGAATGATAAATCGTTAAAGTCAGTAAAAGCTGTAGTTCCGTTTACAGAAACTAAAGCGTTAACTAATGCTCCGCCACCGGCTGCGTATTGTCCAGTGTCTCCGACTTGTCCACCAATACCTACTGCGTATGAAGTAGTATCAGCTCCGATAGTTGCTGCACTTGTGTATAGTGCTAGTTTAAAAACATCCCCAGTTGACACTGTAAAGTTGTGTAACCCTTGAAAAGTTTGTTCTTTAAAAGAGTTCGTGATTGCATTTGTAGTAATAGCCATAATTTTTCTCCTATTTTATAATTTTTATGGTGATGGAGAGGACACTTTAACTCGTGGAACTCCATCGGTGTATTCGTCTCTACGTCTTCTGCCCATTTGTTGTAAAGCAAAAGATTGTATTTGTTCATTATACTTGTCTGAATACAGTTTGTACATATCAGCAGGTCCTTTTAAATAAGCAAAAGATTCTACTAAAACTCCATACAATAGTAATTGTTGTTGATAAGTAGATAGATAAGTAGTGTTAGAACTAGTAAAATGAGGGGGATATTTAATGTAGTTTATTTGAACTTGTCCAGCTGCTGCCGCGGCATTTGGTGTTGGGGCTACTAAAAAATTATTTTCATCCCAGTTTGCATAATATAAAGGAGAGCCTGTAGCTCCATCATTATTATATTCAGAGATAAAACTAGTGTCTCTCTTCTCTAAAAAATTTCTAGTCCCTGAAATAATGGTCTGTACGGATCTTAAAACAAGCATATCAGAGGGTAAAGATATATATCTTTGACCAGAGATAAAACTAGCCGTTGCGTATTTTCTTAAATCATCATAATCTACTTTACCTGCAATATCTAATTCTATATTACTAATAAATTGATCCATTAAAATATCCGTTAATACATTAGAATCTACTTCAGTGTAGCTTCGAACTTGAGTTAAAAAATTTGGGTATGTTATTGCCATTATGAAATCTCCACTGTTACTTGACCTATTTGAGGTAATAATTGTCTTCTTCTATTTTGTTCAGAACCATCGTCTGGCTTCATTCCATTTGAATTAAAAGCAAACGTTCCGGGTAAAGTTAAATCTATTGTTGTAAATCTAGCTCCTCCAGAATTAAATGTAAAATCCTGTGCTCTAGGATTCTGTAAAGCTATAGCATCTGCAACAACTCTTTTACGTCTTATCTGAGGCTGTTTTGGTTCATATTCCGAAATATGGACAAGCGCTCCCGTCCACTCTCTAATCATTTCTTTATATGGAAACGCCTGACCAGAACGGTCAGATATTGCCATTGATCTTTTACCTTGAGCGTAGGACATTATACTCCATCTCCAAAGTAAGTCATTGGTGAAACATATAAAGAAGTTCTTTGACTATCTTCATCTAAAGCTCTAAGCATTTCATCCTCATAAGTTTGTTTTAAAAGAGGTACTCTATCCGGCGCATATTGAAAAGACATATAATAAGATAGTCCTGCAATCATACAGGGTAAGAATCTAAATACTGCATCTGGATTATTTGAATAAGCTCCAGCATCTTCTATTCTTTTTACTACATAAAATTTTAAATAAGTATAAGTAGCAGCATTAGGCGCTTGGTATAAATAAATTTGAGGAGTAGTTTGTCTATCCACATAATATTGAGAAGGTTGACCTTGGTTTAATTTATTAGGAAGAGCCGCATAAGCAGATCTATCTAT